CTTAGGCAGATGGGCATACCGGTTATTAACTTTACACCCAGTAAAGGAAATGATAAGCATACAAGAGTTAACTCAGTTGCACCTCTGTTTGAAAGTGGATGCATATGGGCGCCCACTCACCTAGAGTTTGCACAAGAGGTGATTGAAGAGTGTGCAGCGTTTCCATACGGGGATCATGACGACCTGGTGGATAGCACAACTCAAGCTGTCATGCGATTTAGACAGGGTGGATTAATTAATCACCCAGAAGATTATTATGATGAGCCAGTAGCTCAAACAAGGAGGACGTATTACTGATGAGTGCTATAAAAGGTGTAGGCATAGCTTTAAGAGGCTTTGGAAAAGCTTTAAAAAAAGACCCAACAGAACCTATAAAAATTAAACCTTTATCTAAAATTGTAGATGAGGAAAAATTAAAAAAATTAAAAGCAAGACAAAAAATTAAAAAGAAGTCTATTGAATATTTTGGAAAAGACAAAGGAGCTATGTACGAGGAGCCTAAGTAATGATTAGAACCATTCTTGCATTCTTAACAAAAGTTTTGGGTAAAAACCATCCAACAATTATAAGAATGACAAAAAATTTAGCAGATCAATCTGATAAAAAAGTTACAAGCATCCCAACCAAAACAAAAATTCCAGAGATTGCAACAAGGGATTTAGATGTTGAGAGAGGTTCAAAAGAAACAATAGACAAGCTCATAGAGCAATTTGGTGACTTATCTGAACTTGGAGAAAAAGGTGTAAGTAAATTACCAATTGAACTACAGGGCAATGCGTTTAGAAACGCAAAACGATTAGAGAGAAAATTATTACAAGATAAACAAGGTATCATGGGAACCGATACTGCAAAAATTTTTGACATGGATACCGGTAGAGAAGTTGGTGAAAAAGGAATTAGAAGTTTACTAAGAGAAAGAGGCCGAAAAACACCACCAGGTGAAGATAGTATTATCGGGATGGCTGAGGACATAAAAGATCAGGCACGTATGATGAAGCAAGATTTAAAACCAACAAGCATGAAAGATTTTCTTTTTGGTAGTCAGCCACGTGATCGATTGATTATAGATAAACTTGGACCAGAGGCAAAGAAAATGCTGCAAGAAAAAACTCCTGATTATTTTACAATGGGCGATGATTACTACCAAGCAAACAACGCAAGAATTATTAGACAAGCTTATAACAATTACCCACCTGAAAAAGCTGATAAGGTTGTGGGTTATTATAATAAATTATCTGAAGCAGATAAAATAAGAAGGGCAGCGGTTGATACAGCGAAAGCCCCAGAATCAATTATGCTTCCTGCAACAAGAGCAATATTAAAAAAGTTTTCTGATGAAGGTAAAATTAAATTATCACCTGACACGTTAAGGTCTTTCAAAGGTCAAGGTGGTGCAAACACAATTGATCAATTTGAAAAAATTTTTGGTTTTGAAAATTTAGAAGTTCTCGATGATTACGTCGCAAATGTTGCAATGGGTAAAGCTAGAACAGCTGAAGAGTTAGCAGAAAATTTTATTAAAGATTACTCTAGTAGAATAAATCCAAGTTTACGAAAAAGAACAGATGGTATTTTAACTCCAAGAGTAACGGATAGACAAGTATTAACAGATAGAGAAAAGGCTAGGTTCTTAACAGGCACTGGAGAGGATGGTAAGCCACTAACACCAGAAGCACTTGATTATTTAAAAAGAAATATTGAACCTAATGATCCGTTTATTACTAAATACATTATGCAATACTCACTACCAAGAGTTAGAGGAGACAAAGCAAGCAATTATATTAAAAATTTACCTGATGGTTACGATCCACCAGATGAAGTTAGAGCCGTGCTTGATCTTAAACCAAGATTAGATCCTGGTGATCCAGAGTTATTTGCAGATGGCGGTCGTGTGGGTATGGCAATTGGTGGAAAAATCTTAAAAAAAATATTTTCATTTGCTAAAGAGCGAAAACGTCTTAAAAATTTAATTGAAAAATTAGAAACACCCATGCTTAGAAATGATAGAATTGATGATTTAAAAATTTTAAATTTTGTTGAGGATGTAGGTGGAGACAAAGCGATGTACGATAAGTTAAGAATGAAAAAGTATGAAAACCTACCTCCTAAATCTGCGTATCGCTCTGACCCAATAGAGGCAGAAGAAACAGCAGAAAGAATGATGAGCAAGACTCAAAGAGAAATTGATATGCTTGTTGATCCAGATAAAACAGTGGGTAGAAAAGATAATGCTAGTGGTGGACTTGCCTATATGATGGGAGAGTAACCCATGGCACTTATTAGTCTTGCAAAATTTGCTTCTTTACAAAAAATTTCAACTCCTTTAACTTTTCAAAAAGTTTTTGGTCCAGGAACTGATCAATCAACCTTAAAAAAATTAATATTAGAAGCGTTTCAAGATTCTGGAATAAATGTTAGCAGAACAAGCACAGGAAGAATTAATTTAGAAAATGTTACTGATCAAACAATAAATAAATTTAATTCTTCTTTAAGACAAAAGAAAGCCGAAGCAGGATTACCAAGAAGCCGTTATGAAGTTGAAAATGAAAAAACCGAAATTAAAAAATTTGTTCAAAAAAAATTAAAAAATAAAGAGTATGTTTCAATACCAAGAATTTTTACAGAGTTTCCCAATACTAGTGACATGACAATTAGGCGAGCTCTTGGTAAAAATCTTGTTAAAAAATTAGGAAAAGAAGAGGCTGCAGAAGCATCAAGAAAAACTTTTCAAACTACAGCTAAAGCTAAATTAACTGAATCAGATGATGTCATTAAAGCAATTAATGAAGAGTTTAAATTTGATCCAGATGTTCCAGACTCGGAAACAATTGCAAAAAGAATTTATGGGAGTGATTTTGATAATGCAGATACTACAAAAAAATTAGGTTTTATTACACAGACAGAAAATGATCTTATAAAATATTTAAAAGTTTTAGAAGGAGCTAGAGAAAAACCAAAAGGTATGGTTCTTCCAAAACAGGCGCAAATAAATGATATTGTAGATAATATGTTAGCTGGAGGAGAACGCGAGGGTTTTAGAAAAGGTTTTAGATTTAGTCCCGGTGTTCTTAGAGACTATCAATTTTCAATAAGAGACACTTTGTTAAATTTAAAAGAAGGAACTACCTTAGCTAAAAGAAAAAAACTTGGTACGAAAAAAGGAATGGAATTAGATGAAATTTTTTCACTAGGTGCTACTTTTAGAAAAGCTCCTGGTTATACAGAAGCTTTTCAATTTATACCTTCAAAAATAAACCAACAAAAAAGAACAAAAATTGACAAGCCTTTAAGTAGTTTATTAGACGCAATTGAACAAAACAAAACCGAAGTTCAATACGGAGGTAAAAAAGTTTCAATAGAAAAAGCAGTTCAGCTATTTAATAAAGACTCAAAAGCTTTCGGAAACAAAAATAAAATTTTAACTCCGCAAATTAATTTAGGTAAACCTCTAGACGATGTTTCTGCTTATTCACCAGAAGCACAAAAAAACATACAAGAAGTTTTTAAAACTAAAAACTACTCTTTGTCAGTTCAAAAACCAAAAAGTAAATTAAAAACCTTTGGAGCAGCGCTAGCGACACCAACAATAGCTGCTTCACCAACTATGGCCGATGACGATGTAACTTACATGCAAGCTGGATATAATTTAGATAGTGATGTTGACTACGGTGATCCAGAAACTTGGAATTTAAAAGTTGGTGATTTTTTAGAAACAGGCGCTGTCACTGCAGCCGTTGCACCACTTGCAACTAAAAAAGGTAGAAGCATCTATGGTAAAGCTGCAGGAACAATTGCACGAGGTGTTGGAACTCCGCTTGGGATAGGACTACTTACTGCTGGCCTTAGTCCTGAAGGAGGTTACGATTTATCAAAACAAGAAGATAGACTTGGTTTTGAAGTTGAAGCTGCTTTGTCAAAAGACCTTGTTAGGCAAAGTCAAGCATTTGCAAGAAAAATTCCTGCATCTCGTCCATTGTTAAGACGTGCAACACAAACGGCTTTAAATTTAGGTATACCTGGAAGATTTGCAACGACCGCGGCAAGAGTCGCAACACCACTTGGATTATTGTCACTAGCAGGTGAGGCAGGACTTTTTACATATCGAGAAGCTATGAAAACAAAAGAAGCTATTGATGCAATGTCTGAAGAAGAAAAACAAAATTATTTATCACAACAAGAACTTGATGCTTTAGCGGCTGAAGCAACTTTTGCATCGGGCGGACGTGTTGGATTTGATAAAAGTGGACCAGATGATGATTAAACGATTAACTACAATATTAGGAAAAAAGTCAGGTCCACCACCAGAAAAGGGCCCAGCTTCACAAGGGTTGAAGTTTACTAAAAAACCCTATACAACCAACAGATCGGAGAGATTATATGGGAGAAATAGACAAGTCATTACCAAACGTAAAACAAGAAGTTAGTATCGATCAACAAGAGATCGAACAAGCAATTGATGCAGATCAAGAGATTGCAGAAAAACAAGGTGCACCAGTTGATGTACAAGAAAATGAAGATGGTAGTGTTGATATAAATTTTGATCCGGGACTCGCGTCTCAACCACAATCATCAGAACATTTTGCAAATCTTGCAGAACTTTTACCTGATGAAGTTTTAGGAAGTTTAGCTTCGAGTCTAATGGGTAACTATCGTGATTATAAGATGTCTAGAAAAGAATGGGAAAAATCTTACACGGATGGTTTAGACTTATTAGGATTTAAATATGACAATCGTACAGAACCCTTTAGAGGTGCGTCAGGTGCAACCCACCCTGTCTTAGCAGAAGCCGTGACCCAGTTTCAGGCTTTGGCGTACAAGGAATTATTACCTGCTGATGGTCCAGTAAGAACACAAGTTTTAGGAATCAGCACACCACAAAAACAACAACAGTCTCAACGTGTAAAAGATTACATGAACTATGAAATCATGAATAATATGACAGACTATGAACCTGACTTTGATCAGTTATTATTTTATTTACCTCTTGCAGGATCAGCGTTTAAAAAAGTTTACTATGATGAAGTTGAAGGTAAAGCTGTTTCTAAATTTGTACCTGCAGATGATTTAGTCGTGCCTTATGCTGCAACATCATTAACTGATGCAGAATCAATTATTCATGTTGTGCGTATGTCAGAAAATGATTTACGAAAACAACAAGTGGGTGGTTTTTACAAAGACATGGATCTAACTCCAGGACCGGTTAATGAAACAGAAGCAGAGAAAAAAGAAAGAGAACTTGCAGGTGAAAGAAAAACAAAAGATGGTGGCATCTTTACACTACTTGAGTTTCACACCGAAATTGATTTAGAAGGTTTTGAAGACGTAGATCAAGATCAAGAACCAACAGGAATTAAACTTCCATACATTATTACTATTGAAGAAGCATCAGGACAGATTTTATCGATTAGAAGAAACTATGAAATTGGTGATGTAAAAAGAAAACCCATTCAATATTTTGTACATTTTAAATTTTTACCAGGACTTGGTTTTTATGGTTTTGGTTTAATACATATGATCGGTGGATTATCAAGAACAGCCACCGCTGCGTTACGACAATTATTAGATGCTGGAACGTTATCAAACTTACCAGCAGGTTTTAAACAACGAGGCATCAGAATACGTGACGATGCACAAGCGATACAACCAGGAGAATTTAGAGATGTAGATGCACCAGGTGGAAACATTAGAGATTCATTTATGATGTTACCTTTCAAGGAACCATCTGCAACTTTATTACAATTAATGGGGGTCGTAGTTCAGGCAGGTCAACGCTTTGCTTCTATAGCGGACTTGCAAGTGGGCGATGGGAATCAAGGAGCAGCTGTGGGTACGACCGTTGCGCTTCTAGAACGAGGCAGTCGTGTGATGTCAGCTATTCACAAAAGATTGTACTCTTCGTTAAAAGTTGAATTTAATTTATTAGCTAGAGTTTTTAAACTTTATCTACCACCGGAATACCCCTATGACGTGGTAGGTGGACAACGCTTCATCAAGCAAGCTGACTTTGATGACAGGGTTGATGTCTTGCCAGTTGCAGATCCAAATATTTTTTCACAAACCCAGCGTATCTCCCTTGCGCAATCGGAGCTGCAACTCGCAACCTCAAATCCTGGAATACATAACTTGTATCAAGTTTACAGAAATATGTATGAAGCACTTGGTGTAAAAAATGTTGACCAAATATTAAAACAAGAAGCACCACCCGCACCAAAAGATCCAGCGTTAGAACAAATCGATGCGATGGCAGGAAAACCTTTTCAAGCATTTCCTGGTCAGGACCACAGAGCTCACATTACTTCGCATTTAAATTACATGGCAACTAACATGGCAAGAAATGCACCATTGATTATGGCAGCTTTACAAAAAAATATTTTAGAACGTATTTCTTTAATGGCACAAGAACAAGTTGAAGTGGAATTTGCAAATGAAATACGACAACTTTCAATGATGTCACAAAATCAACAGGCGATGGCAAACCCTGACATGCAAATGCAAGCAAGAATGCTATCAGAAAAGATAGAATCTAGAAAAGCAGTGTTGATTGCAGAGATGACAGAAGAATTTAGAAACGAAGAAAAGAAAATTACCTCACAATTTGATAATGACCCTGTTGCAAAACTAAGATCTAGAGAATTAGACCTACGTGCACAAGAAAATGAGAGAAAACGCATGGAAGGTGAAGAGAGATTGAACCTTGATAAGATGAGAGCGATGATGAATCAAGAAAATCAAGACGAAAAACTAGAACAAAACGAAGATTTAGCAAAATTAAGAGCTAATACATCGATTGAAAAGACAATTTTGTCAAAAACTTTACCAAGCGGTAAAGATATGATGGGAAATGTAGCAATTATTAGAGGAAAAAATGAAACAGACTAAAAAACAAGACAAAAAAATTGCAAAAGTTATGCGAGAGTTTAAAAAAAAGAAATTAACCATTGGAAAATCAGATAAAAAGGTTAAAAATCGTAAACAAGCAATAGCTATTGCTCTAAATAGAGCAGGCGTAAAACAAAAAGGAAAAAAATAATGTGGTTATCAGCAATAAAACTAGCAATTTCTACGGGTGGTAAGCTTTATGCTAACAGACAAAGAACTAAAGAGGCTATGTCTAATGCAAGATTAATGCACGCAGAGCGTATGGCACGCGGTGAGGAGGCTTACCAGGGTAAATTATTAGAAGCTAGACAAAATGATTGGAAAGACGAATTTGTCTTGATCCTATTGTCAATCCCGATTATAGTACTTGCTTGGGCAGTAATCAGCGATGACCCGGCTGCAATGCAAAAGATAGAATTATTCTTTGAATATTTTTCTAATCTTCCGAAATGGTTCACAAATTTGTGGATTCTTGTCGTGGCGAGCATTTTTGGTATAAAGGGTACACAAATATTTAGAGGAGGAAAATAATGGCAAATCCAAGATATAATAAACAAACAACAAATAGACGTGGCGCTATGAATGGCGGACGTATGAAAAAAATGGGCGGTGGCATGATGATGAAAAAAAGAGACATGTTAGCCAACGGTAGTATGAAGAAAAAAGTCATGAAAGCTGTAGGTAAAGGTGCGAGAATGACCCCAGTTGGTGGTGTTGCAGCTGCAGCTAAAGCAGTCGCTAAAAAAATGATGAAAAAAGACATGAAAAAAGATACTACAAAGTTAAGAAAAAAAAGAGGAACATTAGATAGGTAAAGACCATGATAGAAAAAATTAGATCATTTTTAAAAAACGTTTTATGTAAAATTCTTTGTATTAAACAATGTATGTGTAAGAGGAGAAAAGATGACTAAACTTTGTCCAAGAGGTAAGGCCGCAGCTAAGCGAAAGTTCAGGATATATCCAAGCGCTTACGCGAATGCCTACGCTAGCAAAATTTGTGCAGGTAAAATTAAAGATCCATCTGGTGTAAAGAGAAAAGATTTTAGAGGACGTAAACCATCTGCAATGGGTGGTAGAGTTTATAAAGCTGCTGGTGGATTAACAGAAGCTACTCAAAGACTTAGAAGACAAGGATTAAAAACAGGTAGTACACCTAAAAAGAAATCTTTCCCAGATTTATCTGGTGATGGTAAAGTTACCATGAAAGATATTTTAATGGGTAGAGGAGTAATTCCACGTAAGAAAGCAATGGGTGGAGGCATGGCTCAAATTCAAGGTTTTGGAAGAGCCAGAAAAAGATAATGAAAAAGAAAAAACAAAAAAGATTCATAGCAAGAGGTTGTGGGAAAGTTTTAAATAACAGAAGAAAGAAAACTGTAATTGTAAAGGCGGCCTAACATGGCTAAAAAAGGTCTTGATGAATGGTTCAAACAAAAATGGGTCGACATAGGATCTAAAAGAAAGGATGGATCTTTTGCCAAGTGTGGGAGATCGAAACAAAAGAAAGACGCGAAAAGGAAGTATCCGAAGTGCGTCCCGCTTGCGAAAGCGAGAGCGATGTCGGAAGGTCAAAGACGTTCAGCCGTTGCTAGAAAAAGAGCAGCTTCGAACGTGGGACCTAAACCTACTAATGTTCGTACGTTTGCTAAGAGGACTAAAAAAGCTGCTGGTGGTGTTACTGAGCCTTATCGTGGTCGTTACATTAGTGGAGATCTGGGCGGTGTTAAAGTCTCCAACCCAAGTCTCGTCAAGTACTACAAAGGAATGGTCTAACATGGTTGTCAACAGATCAAAGATGCCACAACAAGTAACCAAGGCACCAGGCAAGAAAAAATTTAAAAATTATAAAGAGGTGAGACCTATCTTAGAACCATCGACAAAAAAGATGTTAGATAAATATTATAAGGATTTAATAAAATGAGACGGCAAGATAAAATGCCAGCAAGAAATAAAAAGAACTTCAGGCCAACAAAGGCTGGAGCAGGCATGACAAAAGCTGGGGTCGCTGCCTACAGAAGAATGAACCCTGGCTCTAAACTAAAAACAGCCGTAACAGGTAAAGTTAAACCCGGATCTAAAGCTGCAAAAAGACGTAAATCATTTTGTGCAAGGTCACTTGGTCAAATGAAAAAATTTCCAAAAGCTGCTAAAGATCCTAACTCTAGACTTAGACAAGCTAGAAAAAGATGGAAGTGTTAAATGGTAAAAAAAATAAAAAAGGTTGCTAAGCAACTTAAGAAAGCATCTGCCTTACATAAAAGACAAGGTAAGATTATAGAGAAACATATTAAACAAATGAAGAAAGGAGTTAAAAAATGAAAAAAGCAAAAGCTAAAATAAAAAAAGTAATTAAGGGATTAAACAAAGCTTCTAAATTACACGCAGGACAAGCAAAAACTTTAAAAGGTATTCTTAAAAAGAAAAAATAATGAAAACAATATTTCTTAGTTTATTTTTTGCAATATTATTACTTGGATCGTTTTACCTAGGCTATGCTTTTGCATTAGATATCTTTGAATTTATTTGTTTTAGAACGGATATAAATGTATGAGAAGAGATCCAAAAGTAGGAACAGGAAAAAAACCTAAAGGTTCAGGAAGGAGATTATATACCGATGAAAATCCAAAAGACACTGTCAGTATTAAGTTCGCGACTCCGCAAGACGCCAGGGCGACTGTGGCGAAGGTTAAAAAGATTAGTAAACCATTTGCAAGAAAAATTCAAATCTTAACAGTCGGTGAACAACGAGCAAAGGTGATGGGTAAATCACAAGTTGCTTCTATTTTTAAAAGAGGAAAAGAAGCAATTAGGAAAACTAGAAAAGCATGAAGATTTCAGAATCAACACATATCTCTATGCCAGTTAGAAATTTAATTAGCATTGTGGCTGCTGTAGCAGTGGGAGTGTGGGCATACTTTGGTATTGTTGAGCGCATAAATAATTTAGAAACATCTAAACAATTAATGGAAGCAGACCTGTTAAAACGTGCAGAACAGAAACCAAAAAACTTAGAGATGCTAATGTTAATTGAAATGAATGCAAAGATGTTAGAAAAACATCAAAAACAATTAGATGAGAATATACATACTAAAGTATTATTAACAGAGGCAACAAAGAAAATAGAAAAACTTCAACAAGATGTAGAAAAATTAGTTAGGAAGAACGGCAAATGATAGAAATCATGGCACTACTTATGTTTATTGGAGACCCTCAAGAATTAAAAGAAATGACTTATACTCCAACTGTATCTGAGTGTTTAAAGAAAAAAAGAATAGCCTCAAGAAACAGTGGGTCAACAGTGCTTTACATGTGCTCAAGAGTAAAAGCTGAATTATCAAAAGATAATAAAATATTGCGAATTGAAAAAATTAATTAATGTCAAAATTCATAGAGATTAAGGGTAAAAAATATAAAAAATCTCCATTAAAAGAGGGGCCCTATAAAAAAGGATTAGTTAAAAAACTAATGGAAGCTAGGCGTGACGTTGGTGTAGCTTTAAAAAAGAAAGATAAAACGTTGGAAAAAAGCGCTCGAAACAGAGTGCATAAATTTAAAAAGAAACTAGGAGAAAGATAATGGACGGACTATTTGTTGTAGCTAAACTACAAAAAATAATAAAAGAAAATATGCAAAGCGTGGTCGACACAATTTGTGGAGGTGGCGTTGACAATATGGAGAAATACAACTATATGTTGGGACAGATAAAAACTTATCAACTATTACTACAGGAAATCTCTAACCTGCTAGATGAAAAGGAGCAAAAAGAAGATGAAGGAAACGTTATCAAACTCGGAACCACCGAAGATTAAACTCGCACTTGAGGATAAATATAAAAAACAGGATGCGGCTAAACCAGAGCCTTTAAATCCAGATAATATTAAAAGTCAGGTTGATCAACTACCAGAACCATCTGGTTGGAGACTTTTAGTTTTACCTTTTACACCAAAAGAAAAAACTAAAGGTGGAATTATTATTGCGCCAGAAGCATTAGATAAATTTAGAATCGCAACCACTTGTGGTTACGTATTAAAAATGGGTCCGCTTTGTTATCAAGACAAAGATAAATTTAAAGATCCGTGGTGCAAAAAAGGAGATTGGGTAATCTTTGCCAGATATGCTGGTTCAAGACTACCAATAGAAGGCGGAGAAGTCCGTATATTAAACGATGATGAAGTATTAGGAACGATCGCAGATCCAGAGTCCTTGCTTCACGTGCTATAACATAGGAGAAGGCTATGCCAGAAGAAAAGAAAATGAATACAGAAGATACAGAGATAGTGGATATAGATACTTCCGGTCCTGAAGTGGACGTAGAATTAAAGGAAGAGAAAAAGGAGGAACAAGGAGATGTTGTTCAACCTGCTGAGGTCTCAGAGGAAAAACCTGAGATTAAAGTTGAAGAAGAAAAAGAAGACGTAAAACAAGAAACAGGCAGCAAGGAGCAAGAACCAAAAAAAGACGAGCTAAAAGAATACAGCGAAGGTGTTCAAAGACGAATTGCTAAGCTAACTAAAAAAATGCGTGAAGCTGAAAGACAAAGAGATGAAGCTACACGATATGCAAAAACTGTTCTTGAGAAACAAAAAGACTCTGAAAGTAAACTTTTAAAATTACAACCAGATTACCTAAAGTCTTTAGAGGCAACTATTAAATCAGGTATGGATGCTGCCATGGCAAAACTAGCTGCTGCTAGAGAAGCAGGTGATATTCAAGCTGAAGTCGCAGCTCAACAAGAAATAGGTAAACTAGGATATCAAGAAGCTCAGTTAGCTCAACAAAAAGAAAGTTTGCAAAAACCAACAGAAGAAAAAAAGGTAGATCCATTTTTAACCGCTGAATCAAAAGAAACAGTAAATACGTATCAAGGGTATGAGTTACCTAAAGACGCACCTGTTTCAGATCCAAAAGCTGAAGAGTGGGCTTCTAAAAATAAATGGTTTGGAACCGATAATGCAATGACGTATACGGCTTTTGATTTACATAAAAAGCTTACCGAAGAGGAAGGATATGATCCAAAAACGGACGAGTATTATTCTGAAATAGATAAAAGAATAAGACTTGAATTCCCTCACAAATTTGGTAGTACTGAGACAACGGAAACGGCTAAACCAGTGCAAACAGTAGCTTCGGCGAAGCGAAGCACAAAAACAAGCCGCAATACAGTGAGACTCACACCCTCACAGGTAACAATCGCTAAAAAATTAGGTGTGCCATTAGAAGAATATGCGAAACAATTAAGACTCACGAAGGAGGTATAGGCATATGGAAAACGAAAAAATGAAATCTTCTCGTGCGAGCCAAAGTAGAGCTAAAACAGTTAAGAAAACTACTTGGACTCCACCCTCATCTTTAGATGCACCCCCTGCACCTGATGGGTATAAACACAGATGGTTAAGAGCAGAAGTTTTAGGATTTGATGATACTAAAAACATGTCTGGCCATTTAAGATCTGGTTTCGAGCTTGTAAGAGCAGAAGAATATCCAGATAGTGATTACCCAACATTACAAGAAGGTAAATACAAGGGCGTGATCGGAGTAGGAGGCCTTCTGCTGGGAAGGATACCTAATGAAGTCGTTGAGGCGCGAAAAGAGTATTTTGCAAGAATGACTCAAGAAAAAACAGACGCCATCGACAAGGACTTGATGAAGGAACAGCACCCAAGTATGCCGATCAATAGTGAGAGGCAGACTCGTGTAACCTTCGGTGGTACAAAGAAAAGTTAATTTTTTAACGATTTTTCTCCAACAAAATAAACTTTAACAAGGAGAAAACAAATATGGCTAACCAAGATGCAGCCTTTGGACTAAAACCAATTGGCTTTTTGGGTAGTACACCGATGAACTCTGGACTTACAGAATTTGAAGTCGCAGCTTGTGCATCAGCTTTTTCACAAAATGACTTGATGAAAGTTATTAACACTGGAACAGTTGGTATTGCAGCAGCTACTGACAACGGAGCTCTAATAGGTTCAGCTCAAGGTGTATTTTTTACGGATGCCACTACTAGCAAGCCGACATTTGCTAACAATCTTAGAGGTAGTAATGCCGCTACAGATATTAAAGCATTTATCACAGACAGTCCGCACCAAGTGTACGAGATTCAGTCTGACAATGCTGGTGCATCAGCACAAACTGACGTGTTCAACAACGCTGACGTAGCAGTTGCAGCAGGTGTTACACCAAACTTTATTTCAAAAACTGAGTTAGGTGATAGTACTTTAGCAACAACTACTGCAAACTTAAGAATTATTGGAGTATCAGATGATATTAGAAATAATGATTTAAGTTCAGCAAATGTTAACTTTAAAGTTATCATTATTGAGCACTTCTACTTAACCGCAACAGGCGTATAATAGGAGGATAACTATATGGCTATAACAAGAGGACAACTAGTTAAAGAACTAGAGCCAGGTTTGAATGCTTTATTTGGCCTGGAGTACAATAGATACGATAACGAACATGCTGAAATCTACGATGTAGAAACTTCAGACAGAGCGTTCGAAGAAGAAGTGATGTTATCAGGCTTTGGTAACGCAGCTGTAAAAGCTGAGGGCCAAGGTGTAACATTCGATTCTGCAAACGAAACGTTCACAGCTCGTTATACAAACGAAACAATCGCACTTGCGTTTTCAATCACTGAAGAAGCGATCGAAGACAACTTGTATGACAGATTAGCAAGCAGATACACAAAAGCTCTTGCAAGATCTATGTCAAACACAAAACAAGTTAAAGCTGCGAATGTTTTAAACAACGCGTTCGATTCATCATTTGCTGGTGGAGATGGTAAGGAGCTTTGTGCGACTGACCACCCAATCGTTGCTGGTACATTCAGAAACGAATTGTCAACAGCGTCTGACTTAAACGAAACATCGTTAGAGCAGTCGTTAATTGACATTGCAGCACTTACTGATGAAAGAGGTCTAAAAATTGCAGCAAGAGGAGTAAAAATGATTATTCCTTCAGAGCTTCAATTTACTGCTGAAAGACTTATGAAGTCTGCAGGTAGAACTGGAACAGCTGACAATGACATCAACGCAGTCGGATCAATGGGAATGATTCCACAGGGTTATACTGTGAACCATTTCTTAACTGACACAGATGCGTTTTTCATTAAAACAGATGTGCCTAATGGATTGAAAATGTTCGTTAGATCACCTGTGAAAACAGCTATGGAAGGTGACTTCACTACTGGAAACGTTAGATACAAAGCTAGAGAGAGATATTCTTTTGGATTCTCAGACCCTAGAGGTATCTTTGGATCTCCAGGAGCGTAATAAGTAAAGTATTACAATTAAAGGGGGCTTTCGGGCCCCCTTTTTTTATGGTAAGAGAAAGCATGAATTTTTCATATCTCGTTAAAATTTATACTCATAGATTAAAAACAAAATTTGTGGTCGACACTAAAAATGAGGTCACAAAATTAGGTGAGCTACATAAGCTAATCATTGACTATCTAGGAAAAAATGATATAGAATGGGAGCCGAACCTGTTAAAATTTACAGGGAGTTTTTATTTAACCTATGAGGAGGTTGATGATGGCAGACAACAATATGGTGTTGTTCGCGAAGAAACTAAAACTCGAGAGCAAGTGGAACGAGATGTTTCTTGAAAACGGCGGATTAGTGACACCAGACATGTCAGCTCTTGGAGATGAGATCAAAAAAGTAATTAGATCGATCTTAAAAAACCAAGAAAGCCCTAGAAATAGCAAAGATTTCGAAGTTCATCTTTTTGCTAGCTAACTAGGGATTATATAAAAGTGGTTACACCTTACAGGGATACCTTGCACTTTTCACAAATCTACTATATACGAAAATTACTATACAATTAAAGTCAGAGCATGGACGCGTATAGTCGACGGCCTAAAGACCATGTTCGGAAATAGGAGGATATAATTATGGCAAATACAACTTTTTCAGGTCCTATTAGATCTGAGAGCACAGTTAAAACTGTGAGTAAAAACGCAACTACTGGAGCGATTACTGAGATCATCACTATGGGTGATGCACCGGTAGCGTTGGCAGATGAGGATAAAACTCTTGATGCTGCAACACACAGCGGAAGAACTCTTGTGGTTCCTGCACTCGCAGCTAACAGAACAATTACTTTACCTGCACCAGTTGCTGGTCAAAGTTATAAATTAATTTACGGCGGCGCTGCAGAAGAAGCAGAAAATCTAATTATTGTAACACCAGGAAATAGTAATTTCTTTTTAGGTGGTATCGTACACTTAGATTCAAATGCTGATAACGTATCAATTTATGCTGACGGAAACTCTAACTCAAAGTTAACTCTTACAGACTTCGGTGTGTTTGAAATTAACATTGTAGCTAAAGATAGTACAAATTACTATATCTGGGGTTACCAAGAAGGTGCAGACGCACCTGCATTTGCAGATCAGTAATATATAATTTTGTGGGGGCTTCGGCCCCCACAGTTTCTTGATTAAGGAGGGAAACAATGGCAGACACAGTAACAGGTCCAACTATCTTGCAACAAAATGACAAGAGAGTGACCATAAAAATAGTAAACCAATCAGATGGAACCGGTGGAACAACTGTATTCGCGGATGTATCTGCACTAGCGGCTAACGCTCAAGGGCAGGCCTGCACTACAGTAAGTTTACAAAGAGTTTGGTGGTCGTGTTCGAATGGAGACGGTCATGACTCTTTTGCTCGTTTAGACTATGAAGATTCTGATGGAGATATTCCAATCGTAACTTTAATAGATTCTGGATATTGGGATTTTAGAGAATTTGGTGGGATACCAGCAAATACTTCATCTAACTCAAATCAAAACGATGTAAATTTTGTTGTACCAGGTGCAGCTGATTCTGGAAATACTTACACAGTTATTGCAGAGTTTATAAAAAATTACTAGGAGGGTAGATGGCTAATACTACTTCTGGAACAGTAACGTTTGATAAAACTTTTGCAGTCGATGAAATTATTGAAGAGGCATACGAAAGAATTGGATTACAAGCTGTTTCGGGATATCAATTAAAAACGGCAAGAAGATCTCTAAACATTCTTTTTCAAGAATGGGGTAACAGAGGTGTTCACTATTGGGAAGTTGGAGAAACCAATATAGATTTAATTGAAGGCCAAACAGAATATAATTTTTTTAGATCATCAGGT